GTAGACGACCTATATGACCAGGCTCTTGTCGCCGCCATGCTTGACGGGCACTTGCGACGCTGGGCTGGCGAGAACCCTGAGGTCGTCGCCACCGAGCTGACCTTCGAGTTGCCGATCATCAACCCGGCTACCGGAGCCGCTACATCCGTCTGGCTTTTGGCCGGCAAGATCGACCGCATCGAGCGCCTACCAGACGGGCGCCTCGCCCTGCGTGAGCGCAAAACAACAAGCAGGGACTTCGGCCCGGGCTCTGACTACTGGGTCCAACTCCAGATGGACCAACAGATCAGCCTCTACGTGATCGCTGCCCGAGCCCTTGGCTACGATGTGCAGACGATCCTCTACGACGTGACGCGACGGCCTGCGATGCGACCGCTGAAGGCTACGCCGGAGGAAGCGCGCAAGTACACCAAGGCCGGCGTACTCTACGCCAATCAGCGCGACCACGATGAACCGCCGGAAGAGTTCGCCGCACGCGTCGCCGAGGATATCGCCAGTCGGCCCGAGCACTACTTTGCACGCATCGAGATCCCACGCCTGGAGCAGGACCTCGAAGAGTGTGCAGCTGAAATCTGGATGCAGCAGCTCGCGCTACGTGCCATGCAACGCGGCAGCGGGTGGTATCGGAATCCTCTGGCTTGCTTCGAGCCTCACACATGTAGCTATGTAACCATCTGTCAGAACCGCAACCTGGAACACGTCGTACCAGACGGCTTCACACACATCGAGGACATGAATCCCGAACTTTCCGCTTGACACGACGCATAGTCCTACGCATATTAAATCTAATGACCGCCGACGAGATCAAAGACAAGCGCGCGGCCCTTGGACTGACGCTCGAAGAAATGGCCCACAGATTGGAAGTTGCCACCGGCACCGTCTGGCGCTGGGAGCAGGGCCGTATGACGCCGACAAAGCGCCTACAGAAGGCGATCCGCAAGCTGAAATAAACGCCACCGCGTCGGGGCTATCCGGCGCACCTACTGAAAGGTCTCCCGATGGCTCAACGTCCACCTCCGCCACCTCCGCCACGCCCGCCGCCAGCCGCGCCGAAACAAGCGCCGCCGCCAGCAACAAGCGTCCAGTCCGCCAGGGCCTTCGCTGTGACCTCAGGCACCGTCAAAAGGCCGCAGCGCGTCATGCTCTACGGACCAGCAGGCGTCGGCAAATCCAGTTGTATGGCCCTCGCCCCGAATCCCGTCTTCCTCGACCTCGAGCAAGGCACGTATGCCTTGAACGTGCCGCGCATCGACGGCCTGGAAACCTACGCCGACGTGCGCGCCTGCCTACAGTCCTCCGTCTTGGACGGCTACGGTACTGTGGTCCTGGACAGTGGCACCAAACTGGAGGAGTTGATCCCAGGCCACATCATGGCCACCGTGCCCACAGAGCGCGGCCCGCTGCCAACACGACTCCAGGACTACGGCTGGGGTAAGGAGATGGGCCACATCTACGACGCCTTCCTCATGGTCCTGCAGGATCTCGACAGGCACATCCGCTGCGGGCGCAACGTCGCCATAGTCTGCCACGACTGCACCAATGACGTGCCAAACCCCGCCGGCGAGAACTTCCTCCGCTTCGAGCCGCGCCTGCAAGCGCCAAAAAGCGGCAAGGCTAGCATCCGCAATCGCTGCATCGAGTGGGCCGATCACGTCTTGTTTCTCGGGTACGACGTGATCGCCAGCCGCGACGGCAAGGGCACAGGCGCCGGCACACGCACGATCTACCCGGCCGAGCGCCCCGACCACATTGCCAAGTCGCGCGCCCTACCTGACGTGCCCATCGTCTACGCCAGCACTAAGGACTGCGCCGTGTGGGACCTCATCTTCGGAGGCACCAAGTGAAGCAGATTGACCGCGAAGGCATCTTCCGCGTCGTCCCGAGAGAGTGGTGGATCAAGACGCCGCGCGAGGGATCGGCAGTAGCTGTCAGTTTTGACTTCGACGTCATCGAGCAGTGGAGTGGAGTTGGCTGGGACGACTGGTCCCAGTACGAACAGCACAGTGTCTTCGGCGACTATTGGGTCATCAAGCGCGATCGCACAATCAACCAGGGCACCGTAGAGCAACTGGCAACGTCCCTGGGCTGGGACGGCAACCTCGAAAGTGTCGTTGGCACGCCGCCAAATGTCGTTGTGCAGGTGACGGTGAAGGCCGAAGTCTACGAAGGCAAAACCAGATACAAGGCAGGGTGGATGAATCCCGGCGATTTCGCGCCGCGTGCCGGCGCATCTACCGAGGAGGTAACGAAGATTACGTCACAGTTCGGTAGCCTCCTGCGAGCTGCTGCAGCAGGAGCTGCAAGGGCCGCCAAGCCAATGATGGCACCACCGAGAGAAGAACCTCCTCCGCCACAAGACGATGACGCACCAACGCTTCACCCAGATAGTACCGGAGACGATGACTTGCCTTTCTAGTTACGCACTAGTTTACGCCGGCCCCACCCGCAAGGGTCACCTTGCATGTCTGCGCAGAGATACGTCTTGCTGATAGCAAAAGACCGGCTGACAGCAACCGACGTATCAGCAGATGCAGGGCGCAACGCCGTGGTCCTGAGGAGAGCTACGGCGACGGGGGCCGGCTCAAGAAAAAGGGAAGAAGTCATGCGCCTGACCAACAAGGACATCGTACTCAAGTGCCTGGGGTCCATCAAGCACCTACAGGAGGTCATCAAGAGCCTAGAAGAGGCCCACTCCATGGCCCGCAAAATCGTCGGCCATAGCGGCAAGGTGGACTACGGCGACGTCCGCGAGATCATCATCCGCCACGAAGTCGATGAGTGGCGCCGCCTGTGCATGTTCGGCCTGACGCTCACGCCCGCAGAGCAAGACGACATCAAGGCCCTGGCGCACGAGAGATTCATCTCCCGCGGTTCTGTCGGGCACTGGCTATCGCCGGACGGCATCGACCCGGGGTCATTGCTGACAAAGAGCGAAGAGGAGTTCCGGGCGATGGCCCGGGCCGCGTTTGCGCCACGAGATAGCGCCAATCTGTGATCGCCCACCTGCCGCTCGGCATCATTGCCGTGCTCGTAGCGGCTGGCGTCGGGCTCTGGCGCCGCACGAC